TTTTTTACTCCTTATCCTTCTAATGTCGTGACTCTAGTAGTCAACGCATCTATTTTATCATCTGCTTCTTGTAAAGCCTTAACTAGAATTGGTATAAGTTCTCCTTCTGATAATCCTTGTGTACTATCATCCATTTCCATCCAAAGATTAAAAGATTTTGAATCTAAACTATTACTATCTAATAAAGCTTTTACTTCTTGTGCAATAAAGCCATGTTTTAACTCTGCTGTTTCTGAGTCTTGGTTTACACGCTTATTTGAACCTTCTTTATAATAGTTTAAAGAATTGTCTACATCTTTTTCTTTTTTCCAGTTATAAGTTACTGGTCTTAAAGCATTTACAAAATTTAATCCTAAACTGTGGTTTGTAATGTTTTCTTTTAACCTTGAGTCTGATGTACCAGACCATGATGAACTTCCAGGTGTTGTAAATGTTCTATCTGAACCATATCCAATAGTTATATGTCTAGTGGAAGATGAAGCAGAAGTTACACTACCGCCTATTGTGACTGTACCATCTATATTTGTAGAAGTGGTTTCAAAACCTATAGCTACTTGTTGGTGTGCTGTGCTTGCTCCTTGTCCTCCGTTGTACCCTACAATAACTGCTCCTGCTCCTGTAGTCATTGCATCTCCAGCCACATAGCCAATACCTACGTTATTACCGCCTGTAGTTACTGAATCTAAAGCACTTTTACCCACAGCAGTATTTCTGTCAGCAGTAGTGTTCGATACTAAAGCATAATGACCACAAGCTGTGTTTTCATCTCCTGTAGTGTTAGCATCTAAAGCTGACCTTCCTAATGCTGCATTTGAGTGACCTGTTGTAGTAGATTTTGCTGAATCATATCCCATAGACGTGTTGTCACTTGCCGTAGTATTTGCGAATAACGCATTTGCCCCAAATGCTGAGTTTGTTGCACCTGTGGTAGTTAAAGCTAATGCTCTCCATCCAAACGATGCGTTATAACTACCTGATGTATTAGCTACCGAAGCTTGTTCACCCATAGCCGTGTTTGAATCAGCAGTATTATTTCGTAGAGCATCATACCCAACAGCAGTGCTTTGTGCGCCTGTTGTTACAGTAGTTAATGCTCGGAATCCAACGGCTGTATTTCTATCAGCAGTAGTAGCTGCAAATAAAGCAGTGCTACCCACAGCAGTATTATATTCTCCTGTAGTATTTCCATTTCCAGCAACGTAACCAACTGAGGTATTGTTTGTTCCTTCTGTATTAGAACCTAAAGTGTAAGCACCTAAAGCTGTATTTCTACCACCAGTTGTTGTTACTAACATAGCATCTGTTCCAAATGCAGCATTTTCTTGTGCAGTTGTGTTTGCAGACAAGGCTCTATAACCAACACCTGTATTGTAACTTGCAGTTGTTGAGGCATCTAAAGCAAGAGAACCAACCGCAACATTCTGTGTACCTGTGGTATTTGAGATCATGGTATTTCTACCAACCGCCACATTATCAGACGCTGTCGTGTTGGCTTGCATAGAATTAACACCTATTGCTGTGTTGTTGTCTCCTGTGGTATTTGCCAATAATACAGCATACCCAACACCTGTGTTATCAGAAGCTGTCGTGTTTGCTTTGAGGGTAGTTGTTCCTATGGCTACGTTAGTTCCCCCTGTGGTGTTCGCTTCTAGGGTATCTCTGCCTAAAGCAGTATTATTTGCACCTGTTGTATTAGCGTATAGTGCAGAACTTCCTATGGCTGTGTTATAACTACCTGTCGTATTGTTTAATAAAGCACTCCAACCCACTCCTACATTCTGTGTACCTGTTGTGTTTGCTCCTAACGCTGCATATCCAACTGCAACATGATAAGAAGCATCAGTTAAAGCATCTAAAGTAAATGAACCTATTGCAACATTATTAGTACCTGTTGTTAATGCTTGTAAAGCATCGTTACCAAAAGCTTCATTAGAACTTGATGTAGTAGCAGAACTTAAAGCTTTATGTCCAACACCTGTATTATTTGTACCAGTGGTTAAAGCATCTCCAGCTCTTTCTCCTACAAATACATTTTCATTACCTGTCGTTATTGCTTCACCAGCAGCTTTTCCCACAACTGTGTTACTGTGTCCTGTGGTTGCTGTTTTAAGAGCATTAGAACCAATCGCAGTATTGTCATTTGCTGTAGTTACTGCTGTGCCAGAATCATGTCCTACAAAAGTATTATGTGCTCCCTCTGTTAATCCTGTGCCAGCATCACTACCTATAGCTACGTTATCTGTTCCTGTTGTTAGTGAATCTAATGCTGTGTCTCCCAATCCTACGTTACCTGTAGCTGTTGGGTGGTTTCCATCTAGTTTTATTGTTCCGCCATCTGTAACAAAGTTACCAGCGTTTGTAATTCCGTCTGTTGTAGTAGCTCCATCTACATCTAATGCACCTGATAAATTTAATGCACCAGCACTTAAACTAGCAAAAGCGTCAACTACAGCTGCTCCTGAACCAGCACCATCTAAATAAACTGCTTTAGTATCGCCAGCTGGAATCGTGACGTTAGAACCAGTACCTTGTGAAATTATAATGTTTTGTGATCCTGTAGTACCGTTTTCAATAAACTGCATCCTACTTATAGTGTTAGGTGCAATCGTTATAGTACAAGCTGAATCTAATGTGCCTGTATATTTAACATACATAGCCCTTACAGGATCAGTAGCACCATCCGCAACAGTTGAGGTGTGTGTATCTGCATTAGTTGTAATTGCTTCTGTGCCAAAGCCTAAAGCTTCTCCGATCAACTCCAAATTTGTATTTGTCGTATCGCCCCAAGTTCCTGACGCATCACCTGTCGCCATTTCATTGAGTCTAAGATCATTGACGTATGTACTAGCCATTTGTATTCTCCATTAAGCTACTTCTTCCCAATTAGGTGTTTGTGTATCGCTCACACTTGACCAGTTAGGTGTTTGTGTGTCGCTTACATTAGACCAATTTGGTGTTTGTCCGGGAACTACTTCGCCCCAAACAAGTAAATTTCCTAAATTTCCTGTTGTTAATACACCAGTTGGTTGAACTACAGCAGTTCCTACTACTGTTAAACTTCCAACTGATCCTGTTGCTGCTCCTAAAGTTACTGCAATTATATTATCAGTAACTAAACTTAAATTACCTAATGCTGTTGTTCCAACAACATTTGTAACAGACATATTAGCATCGCCTGTTACGGTTTCATCTCCTACTGCTACCGTAGAAGCAGTTCCTGAAACACCTGTTATAGCTACACCAGCAGCTAATAATGTTCCTACCGCACCAGTTCCAGATATTCCTGTTTCAGTTACATTAGCATCACCTGATACAGATTCATTACCTAATGCAGTTGTTCCAGCTAATCCAGTAACAGATAAATTTGCAACACCTGTAACAGTTAAACTATTTACTGCTCCTGTTCCTGCAAGACCTGTTTCAGCTACGTTAGCATCTGCGGATATCGTTAACGATCCTAGTGCACTTGTACCTGCTAGTCCTGTTTCTGTAACATTTGCTACACCTGTTACTGTTAGAGAACCTACAGCACCAGTACAGGTAACTCCTGTTTCTGTGACGTTAGCATCACAAGTTACTGTTTCTGTACCTAACGCAGATGTTCCTGCAACACCTGTAAGGTTTACAGTAACATTGACTATTGCGGGTTGACCCCAAGGACCTGAACCCCAAGTGGATCGACCCCATCCGACAGACATATTACGCTATTCTTATTACTGCGTTACTAGCGTCTGCTGTAGGAAAAGTAATTGTAAAAGAACCTGCTGTTGATGTTTTGTCAGCACCAAAATCAAATACTGCAACTGCTGGATCACCTGTTGCCGTATCGTTGTAAATCATGCAACCTCTAGCTGTTACAGTAGCTGTGCCAAAAGTTAAATCAGCAAAGTCTGTAAATGCCGTAGTTCCAGAAGTGCTAGGGTCTACACGGGTTAATGTATTACCTTTAGCCGTATAGTTAGTACCACTAGCTTCTTGTGAAGTTGTGTATGCAGTTGTTGCAGCACTCATAGTTGCTGAACTCGTATAGAGTGCAAGTCTAAATGTGCTACCGCCTGAGTTTTTAAAATTATGCACACCTTCTAAAAGTTCTTTTTTAAAAGAAGTACACATTGCTTGTGTAATAGCCATTACAGTCTCCTTATTATATTTGCTAGGTCTTTTTGACCTTGTTTTTCTAACTCATTACATACTGTGCAAATATGGTTTTTTATTCCTTCATTTACGTAGTATTGAATGATCCATTTACATCTATCTCTAAATGCGTGAGCCTGTGCTTTGACCATAGGATCAACATCATCGCTTATAGAAATTAGTTTATTAGTAGCCATTTCAGCCAACTCTTCAACAGAGTGTCCTCTATTTTGAGTTGTTGTAACTCCTACATTACCTATTGATAATTCAAATTTGTCTGTCTGCATTATGGTTTATTTGGTTCTACTATATCGTTAAATTCTGTCTGCGGGTCTTCTCTTCCTGATATGCCATACGGCACCATTTGTTGTTTTATAACTTCTGAATACCTACATACTTTCATTTTGCCTTCATCAACATAACTTACAACAGGGTCTTGTAGTCTATGATAACCATAAAGTTTATCTTTAATTTCAACGTTTGCATCTAGTAGATTAGACCTAAGTGCTATAGATACATCTATTTTTTGCTCCATACATTTAGCTAACCAAAACTCGCAACAGGCTCTGCCCATTTCTGCAAAGTAAACTAACTTTTTATAAGTAAAATCAGCACCATACATAGCTACAGAACCAACCTTATTCCAATAAGCAAATGCTATTGCATAGGCTACTGTATTATTTAAATATCCGCATTCAGTATCTCTTATAATTGCTTCTATTGGATATAACTCAATACTAGGTACTCTTTCATCTAACTCAACCGAATATATAGGACAAGTTAATTTAGGTAAAACTCTACGCATTAATTCAGTTTGATTGCCGGCATCATCTGTATCAAAAAATCTTGTCATTGGGTCCATTGCAAATACTCTGTCTGGATTAGGTATAACTCCTGACATAGCATTTATAGCCCATACTTCATCATATTGTTTACTATGTGCTGTAGCTATATGAAAATCTAACTGACTTTCTCCCATAGCAACTATTGCTATATGTTTGCCCTTTAGGTCTTTTATTGGTTTATTTAACATTATCTGCTCCTTAATGTTTATGATACTGGTATTTGTAAAGTGCTATCTTTATATGTATCTGTAGTATTTCTACCTTCTGCTAAAACTTTTAATCTATCTAAAGCCTTTTCATATCTTGCGTTATATAAATTCATAAGATCAGGCTCACCTTTCATATATGTATATGCTTCAACTAATGACCCATATAGCAAAGCGTTTGATGCGTTAGTAGACAACCAAGTTGATTCGCTATCTGTACCGGCTGTTATAGAAGTAGGTCTATAAAAATAATGCAGTTCAGATGTGTAATCTGCATCTGGTGTTGGACCCACTATATATGTATTTTCATCAAATAAAGAATAATGTTTTGGTGTGCCTTTTACTGTTGGATTAGGATATGCTTCTCTTATAAAAGTAACGTCTGTTCTAAGTAAATTAGTGTGAGAGTTAGAGCTAATAATAGTTATATCAAAAGTATCTAAAAAGTCAGATGGTGTTGCCAAATATGGATTTCCATCTGTTAAAGTTCCTTGTACTGCTTTCCTGAATACAGGTAAACGTACTGTTTTTAAAATTCTTTCTTCAGCTTGTTTTATTATCGTAGGTAAATCATTAACAAAAGTTGTTTCTGAGTTTTGTAGATAATCTTGAATTGCTGATTTTAATTCTGCGTATGTCATAATTAACTCGTTGTAACTGTAAGCTTACCTACTTTACCAAACATATCTAAACCTAAAGTAGACGAACCTAACTCTGTAATACCTCCGCCTATAGGATCAAATGCTGAAAATCTTCTGCTTGCTGCCAAACCTCTATCTGGTCTAGGGTCCCTTAATGCTTGAGGATCATCTGTAGAATATTTACCTAACTGTAATTGTGGTTGATCTTCATCAAAACATTGATCACAAACTCTAAAGCCTGTTCGTTTTTGATTATATATTTCAAACTTTAAATCATTGTAGGGATATTCAAAACTACAACGATCACAGTAAGCTATAGATTTTTTTCCAGAAGCAAAATTACCCATTAGTTTTTAGCAACAAAAGGAACAAATCTAACAGATGCTTTTTCTCTATCCTCTGCCGCAGCAAGTTGCCATTGTTCTTCATACATAGATTTTAATGCTAAAACTCTGTCTGCTTGTCCTGAATGCTTAATAGATAAATAGTAAGCTAGTCCAGCAGTAGCACAAGGCAAAAACCTAGCAGGTAAATCCAAAGTATTTGATCCCGGACTTCCTACATCTTCTATCCTTGCAATTCTGTAATAAAACAATGTATATGTTTCAGCATCATCAGGTATTGGATATAAATTAACAACAGGTGCTGCCTGTTGTCTATCTATATAAATTTGTATCGGTAAACCTTGCGATAGTTTATTTGGTATATCAGCGTAAGTAGAAACCGAAATACGATTCAAACGTGTATCAGTTTGTGTGCTTGTATTGCCTGAATTTGTTCTAATAGAATATTCTATTAAATCAATAGTATCAGAGGGCAAAGTATATGTAGCAGTTCCTGCTGTCAAAGCTTGTGTTCCGCTTTCTACTTTCCATAAATTTATACCACGATTAGCCCACTCAAGAAACATGGTATTTAAGGAGCGTCTAGCACTCCTTAAATGATACCCAGAACGCATTTCTACTCCTGCCAAATCATAGGCTTCTTCTGCTAGTTCTGTAAAGTCTGGATTGAATGTAGCTGAACCGCTAGTTGCCATTTACACCCTACCGCCAAATTTTTTCTTGACCAAATCTTGATACATCATTGGTCCTTTCATTTTGGATTTTCCTTTAGTGTTTTTACCACCAGCCATTTTTTTCATCATAGCTTTACCTTTGACAGACTTACCGCCTTTCATCATAGCTTTGCCTTTAGTTCTTTTGCCGCCAGCCATAGCCATCATGTTTTTCTTTTTTGCTCCGCCTTTAGTACCTTTCATACTTTTCTCCGTTAATAGTGTTTATGTGCCCAAATAACTGCACTATAAGTATCGCCATCGGTGTGACCTACTGTTGTTAACACTAAGTCTCCATTAACTCCACTTCCTGCGTTGTTTGGTATTCCTGATTTACCTTCATTACCCATAGAAAAATCCCATGTATCTGTCCAGTCAGCAGGTGCTTCAAATATAAATTGATTAGAAGTTGCTTTCCAAAACAATTTGAATCCCATACCTATATTACTAAACCAGATACGTTGAATTGAGACACGGCTACAAGCCGCACCTGTTGTTGGGTTTGAATTTAAAGCAGATACATCAATTTTAGCAACAGCAGATTCACCTGTTCCGTCACTAATATTAGTTATCTTGACAATTAAATTCTTGCCACCGTCTTCTATGGTCTGAGATGTTACTGCATCAGCCATTATAGACCTCCTTAAGCGTCAGCAAATGGAGTTACTACAGTACCAGAAGCAAGGTTAATACCTTCTACTGCATACTTAGCTGAAGCTATTGCTGTAACTCTAATGATTGTTCCAGCTATTCCGCCTTTAGTAGTACCATTTAAAGTTATAACATCATTACTAGCACCTGAGAAAAATGTTTTACCTGCTGCATCACTTTTACCCATATACAGTCCACCTACGAACTTATCTGTTCCGTCAGTTAAAATATCTAAATCAGTAGCTGCTGTTTCTATTACAAAAGTAAAAGAAGCACCCAAGTTGTTAGTTTGATTAGGATCATCGTCCCTACCCGGAGCAGTTGCAACGATTGAAGGTAAAGTAAATTTACCATCAGCATCATTACAAGTAAGAATCTTACCTGAGTGTGCTGCTACTGTGAGTGTAGTGTCTGCTGTTAAGCTAACTACTGTTGCATTACCTGCTGAAATAAAACCAGCTAGTGATCTAACCGGTCCTGAAAATGTTGATTTTGCCATAATTAAGTCTCCTTAATAGTCTATCGTCTTGGCGAGTCTGCTAGGTCAGTCGATAGATTAAATAAAACCCTAGATTAAAAACGAAAAAAAGGGCGATAGAATTAACTATCGCCCATTTTATCTTAGCTACTACCCGGTGATCCGTAGATTCCCATGTAGTCACTTACTCCAAATGAGTAACGCTCTCTCGCTTTATAACGAACATTTCCGGTGTCAAAGTCACCGTCCATAGAAGTTTCTAAAGCTGTTCTTTGGAAGTGTTTCATTCCATTAGGAACATCAGTAATAATGAAGAAAGCATTGGAATCTGTTAAATAGTGATTAACAAAATATCCTTCTGGTATCGCTCCATTATTTCTTAGTGCGTTGATGTCATTGTCAGAAGTTCCAACTCTGCCTTGAGTCTCTAAGAGTCTTGTAGCAGTAAATTGTAACGCTGATGGAATAATCAAACGTCTTGGTTTAGCAGCAACTAAAAGTCCACGTTCATCTTTAAATGCAGCAATATCAATAACTGCATTCTCTAATGAAGTTTCGTTAAGGTCAGTCGCTGTTGCAGGACGGTTATTATTTTTACCGCCATCAACCAAGGGGTGTCCGTCACCACCAGTAACTCCGTCACCTGATGCAGTAAATAAATTTACTCCGTCACCAGATTGGAAAGAGTTTGTAAAACCATTGTTTAATGGATTTACAGCTTTTACCTGTTTAGTGTAAGACATAGCCCTAGCTAGTGCTTTTGTATATCTAGCAGAAAGCGAATCATAAAGATTATCTTCCATCGCTTCTTCTGTAATACTAAAGCCCATCGCTATAGTTTCGTGATTATAACGTGCTGTGTAAGTTTCTTGTGCTGAATCATAACTGATTGCAGAACCTTCATTCTTAACAGGAGCAGCATCAAATCCACTTAACTTCACCTCTTCCTCGAAAGAACGATCTGAGTTTTCAGTTTCGTAGATAGCAGCGTGCTCATCGTCATAAGACGTGTATTCATCGCCAAAGAGTGCATTCAATCCCGGAAGTAACTCTTTGAGCATTTGTGCTCTTGAAATAGCCATTTATATACTCCCTTTAAACACCTGTGGTGTTGTCGTATTGATGCCCTGCGTTAAATTTAACGATAACATCTGTAAAAGAATCACCAACTGAGCTATCAGGACCATCAACAAAGTCGATGATTCTAAGTGGAAGCGTAGCAGTAGTAGCAGCAATAGTTGAACTATCGACAGCGTTTTTACTACGTCCAATGCTCGTTGAACCTGCGGTCTGAACAATCGCTACATTATTACCTATAGCTGTTTGAGCCAAAGAATCGTCCCCTTGCATTTTCATTAATACATTAGGATCATCTAACACATAAGCTTTAATATCACTAGCAACCGTAGAAGCTGGATAATGTTGCGAATATGTAGGTTGATTTGTAGTCGGATCAGTATAAGAACAACCCATAAAAACACCTGTAGGTGTTAATGAAGTAGTTCCTGTATCTTTTTCTATAGTTCCGGCAGCGACTGTTTTTACGAAGTCACCGTAGAATATAGCGGTGCCATAATTACTGGCTATCTTTAAGTGTCTAACTTTTCCTGTAAAGGAACCGCTTGCACTCAGAGTACCAATAGGTTCTGCACCCATAGGAGTTGCCGTTGAAGACATAATTTTCTCTCCGATTAAATTAAATAAAGCATAATTAATTACTTAATTATTGCCACCAAATTTAACCTTCGTAGTTCTTTCTGTTCTTAATAAAGGCATACGAGGGTCATTTTCTCGTAGATAATTTCTATCAACACCTTCCATTTGTTGCTGTGCCATATCCTCATAGTATTTGGCTCTTTGTCGCATTGTTTTTTCTGGTGCTTTACATAAAAGTAAACCGCCAATTTCAATGTTTCCTTTAGCTGCAAACTGTGATCCATAGTCAGATTGAATTTTTAATTCGGGATGATCTTCAGCCTTAACGGGTTCCCAACCTTCACGAAAACGTGTTGAAACGTTTATGTTGTCGGACTCCCCTAGTATTGAAGTTCTAACCCATCTAAAAACCCAACCGTCTTGCGGTTCAGGTTGTGGTAAAAGGGATTGAGGAATAAAAGCATCATCTGGACGAGTATCGTCTTTTCTTTCATCTACTTCTCTAGGTGCACGCTTATCGACTACAGAATCCTCTGTAGATTTTTCTGTGTCGTTATCATATATATCAGACATTAAATTTTCTCCTTAATGAGTTCTTTAGCATATCTTTCTGGACTAATCCCAAGACGCTTTGCGAGAGCGACTTGAGTTGAAGTTAACTGCACTTTGCGGGGTTTGCTACCATTGTTTCGATTTGATGGTGCTACTACCGATTGTGTACTTCTGGGTGTCGCAGTTTCAGCAACTTCGTTGCCTTCTTCAGTTGATTCCACCCCGAAATAATCAGGGAAACGAACTCGCATACGCTTGTCCACTTCCTCATAATACTTATCAGACTGTGGCGATACACCTTCTTTAGTTACTAAAGTTTCGTGTATTCCATACGCCAAAGCAGTCATTTCTTTTTGATCATCTGAACCAAACCACGAATTGTTTTTCAACCAAGCAACTGCTTTCGGGTCTATGGTAGGTGCCTGTTGTGGTATTGGTTGTTGTTGTGTCATAGGTTGTTGTGCAACCTGTTGAGGAGCCTGTTGTGCTCTTGCTCTTTCAACCGCCAAATGATCCTCTGCAACTTTTAATTCTTGTTGAGCCTTCAACATATCATTAGTTGCATTAGTTATTTGTTCTGTATCACCTGACTCATGTGCAGCCATGTGATTTCTTTTGGCTTGATCAAGTTGTGCTTCAGCCTTTGCTTTAACTTGTTGCATCAACGCACTTTCGCCACGTTGTACTAAAGCTGATAATCTTCTATTTTCTTCAGCTTGTTGTTTAGCAAAATTAACAGACTCTTCTCTTAATTTTTCTGCTGCTTCTTTAGCACGTCTTTCTTCGTGAAATTCGTATTTTAATTTGTTAATACGTTTTTTAACACGTTCATCAACGCCATCTATTTCTTGTTCTATTTCAGCTTGATCTGCTTGTTTTTGTTCGTCAGAACGAGGTGTTTTTCTATCAGCCTCTGGTCTGTCGTCTATAATTTCAACATCAAACTCTTCGGAAGCATCTTCAGAAACTACTGTATTTTTAATACCTAGAAACTTCTCTTCTTTACTGTGAGACTCTTCTTGTACTAATTCTTCAGTTGTTTCTTCAATAGCTTCAAATTGCTCTTCTGCAAACTCTTCGTTTGTACTCATGCTTTCACCACTCCTCTTGGGTCTTCAACAACGGCTTCAACGCTGTCATCGTTTATTAATCTAAATTCTTTGCCGTGTACTAAAAATCTAGTTCCGGTATAAGAACGCATTATTATCCAATCGCCTTCTTTGCAATAAGCACCGTTTGGAAACCGTTGCTTGTCTTGATAGGCATCTGGACCTAATTTCATTACAAATCCACATATAGAACCAACAGATTCTCTTTCTACATAAGAGGAGGCTTTAATTATTCCACCTTCTGTTTTTTCTTCTGCTTCAGGTAATGCTATTAATATTCGATAACCAGAGGGTTCTGGTAATTGTTTCGCTTTAGATTCTTCTTTTTCGGGTGCTTCAGAATCTTTCACTTCTTTTACTGCTTTCATATTTTATTTTTATTGCACAGGTAAAGGACCTGCGACCTTTGCATCCTTATGATGTTTCGTCTGCTCTCTCTAATAGATCAAGTAAATCACGTTCAGCTAAAGCCAAACCTGCTATGACCCCAGCCATATATCTATATTCACCGTAGTCTTTACAACTTCCTCCTGCCATAACATCAGTATGATCATTCATCTGCTCTCTGATCATCTTACGTAGTGCATCAGGAAAGTTATCCATTATTATTTCGCTGCTCATTTATCTTTATTTAGAATGTCAGATGCAATCTTTTCACCGATCTTTGCACCTTCTATTTTCTCCTTGCTGCTTATTTCTGCTTCGTCTGTAGCAAGCCTAGCTGCAATATTAGCACTTGTTATTCTTTCTTGTGAAGCTAATCGCTCTAACTCAGTACCAGCAGTTATTGTAGATTTCTGTAAATCTGCAACAATCTTCTGTGCATCTGTTTGCATCTTAGCTTTAACTTGTGCTTCTCTAATATCTAATTCTCTATCACGTTGCTGAATAACAGGGTCTTTAAGTTTTTCTTGAACTTCTTTCTGTCTTTCTTCAGCAATATCTTTGTGTAGGACTCGCTGTGCCGCTTCAGATACTAACTGAGACAAGCGCAATTCTATGTCTTCAGGTAGTGGCTCATCAGGTGGTGGAAGAGGCACACCGAGTTGTTCTTCTATTTCTTTCCTGTATTGGAAAGCAATGTGTTCTGTTACGTGTTCTGTAAATGCTCCTAATATAGCGTTAGCATTCTTGCTCTGACCAATCATCTTCCTTATCTTAGGATCGTCAGCCATAGCCATGTGTGTAGCTATATGGGCTTCGTGATCTTGATACATAAACGCTTTAACTGGTTTCTCATTAAGCATATTCATGTTTTCAGATACAGGATTAGTAGGCTCTATATCTTCATCTAACGGTACTATGCTTTCTGGATCACGTATACCTAGTGTTTCTAACATCTGTCTGTGCAGTTCTGCCATGTTATACATTTGCGGAGACTGTTGAGCAAGCTGCAAAGCTGCTTGATACTGCATAATCCTTTGTGCCGTAGTTGAAGCATTAGGATCAGATACTGGTATTACGTCTACTTCATCATCAAAGTCACTAGGAAGCAGTTCTTGTCCTTCTGTTTGGTAAGGATATTCAGTTGGACCAAAATCTCTTATTATTCCTGAAAGAATATTTAATTCTTTCTTCATAGAAGCGTGTATTCTAGCTTGAACAGACCCCATCACCTTCATAGAACGCTCTAAAATAGCTAAAGTTGTCCCTACAGGGGCTTGATTGTTCATATCAGCCACTTTCATGTCTGCTACAGACGCAAATCTACGTCCTTCTTCAACTAAATTGTCTAATAATTGATATAAAACGCCTGAAGGCTCTTTATATGGTAAAAAAGTTATATTATCTCGTATAGCACCGCCCGGAACGTCTACATCTCTGAACTCACCCGGCATAATTGGCGTATCATCGCCTTTAATTCGTAGTCCTCTGGACTTTAAACCACCCGGAAGGTTAGAAAGCGTGCCCGCATCTACTAATTGTCTTAACAAGCTTGTTGCAGACTTAGCAATTCCACCAATTAAGTGTATTAAACCAAAACCATAGAACCCTAATCCCGGTAAATATTGGTAATGAACAAAATGTTGTCGAGACATTTTTTGTTCATCTTGTTCATACCAATTTCTCCTTATAGAAAGGATTTTTCGAGACGAAAAATCAATCGTAACTATGTAAGGTAGTGCTATTCCAGTAGGCATACCGTCTTTTAAATCAGGAAATTCCTCTAAATCAAGGTCAACCATCATTTCTAACAGCGTATGTCTGTTGTCATAGTCATAACTGGTGCTGTCACCAGTTAATTTATTGTATTTTTCTTGTATATCGCTTAAATCTTCAGAAGGTGTGTCTAATTCTATGTCTCTATAAAAGCCATTAACCTGTAATTTCCTAACTTCATTAGGAGTTTTCTTCATTATGTGCGTTGCACGTTCGCAAGTTGTTAGATCAGCAGCACCATAACTCACTACAAAGTCTTCAGCAGGTACAAACATAGAGCATGGTCTATTCATGCTAGGGTCAAAGTACACTTTTCTGAAAGCAGAACCAGCTAAAGGTAAATTAAATAGTAATTTTTCTGTCTCTGTACGGTATTCAGTCATTTTATCCGTCAAAAGATAGTTCAAATAGTCTTTTACACGGGCTGCTTGTTGTTCTTTTTCTCTAGTTATAGTGCCAACGACCTGTGTTCTTACCGGTCCTTTAGGTGGAAACACCTCAGTAATAGCTTGTGCCTGAAATCTAACAACAGCTTCTGTTAATAATGGGTGGAAAACACCACACGCACCATCCCAAGGAGTAGTTCTATCTTCAATTTTAAGTCCTAGTTGGTCTAAACCCTTAATGTAAGTCTCTTCCCAATCAGACCTAGACTCTTTATCGCTTAAATAATTAGAAACTAACTCAGATGCTAACTCATCTAGGCTAGAATCTTCCATAAACTCTGCTAAGTTATCGTTAAAATCATCTGTAAAGTCCACAGCATCAGGGTCAAAGTCTATAAGCAGACCTCCATCTTCTGTTTCTATAGCTACTTCTTCAGGATTAGTGACCAAAATTTCTAATGGACTACTCTCCACTATAGCTTCAGGTGTCTTTAACGGTTTTTCTGCCATTTATTTACCTAGATTTTTTCTTTCTAACAACTTTGGGTTTATTTTTTTTCTTAGGTGCTACTCCGCCTACCCAAGCTTCGTTAACATCTTCTGTAGACTTATCATCTGCTACAAATTTGCCTGTTTTAGTTCTAGCCCTAACAGGTTTTGTTTGTTTTAATTCTCTCGCTTTAACTGCTTCTTTACTTTCAGTTAAAAGTTTTTCTATAGCTTCAGCTTCCTTATTAACTTTATCAGCAATGCTGTCAGCTTTTTCTACTGTTTTTCTTTCAAAGAAAGAA